CTGCTGTTATTAGCCGCGCTGCCGCGTCTTGTATTTCGCCCTCTAGGAAGGCGATGAAAGGATTGGCCGAACCTGCCTCTTTGATCTTTAGCAGCGCTTGAACGTGCTTCACATCAGTTAGATTCAAATCAATCATTACTGAAATCCTACTTTAAATGTGTTAACGTGTCAACACATAGGCTTATCGGCCGTTAGGCCTTGCGCTCATTGTGTTACTTGCACGCCCACCTTGCTCAGAACCATCTTCCTGTAAGTTAGCTGCCTGCTCTAGCGCTTGCTGCTCCATCATCATCTGTTGTTGCATCATCTGCTGCTTCTGCACATCCTCTCGAGAAGGGACAAGACGATCAACATTGGTGTTGAGATTACCGGCCATATCCCTGAGGAGTTCAGCCGTACCCGGTAGGCCAACAATCTGTTGTGCAATCGGACTCTCCAGTACCAAACGGAGAAACTCATTTTTGCGAACAGCTTCGGCTTCTTTAACGACCAACGACATCGCGCCGCGTGCAAGTATTTGTACATCACCAACTAAATCCGGATCATCTGCATAACGTAGGTTTCTCTGGTACTGCCGCTCCAACATGGGGCGGATCACATCAAAGTCGATGTTTGCAATCACCTGCTTGATAGACTTCCCAGCATTGCTCATAAGCATAGACAGCCCTGACGACGTGCGTCCTGCGCCCGGAACGTGTGAACCTGTCATGTATTTTGGTATGCCCGACACCTCGTCCGCAAGCACCATGAACTTATCAAACACCGCCATAAGCTCCGCAGCGTTAGAGTTTGGCTGAAAAAACGTCATAGGTGGAGAGGAATCGTTGTAGTCCGACTGACGGAACTGCCATATTTTCCAAGGGTACATCTGCGTGATGTCCTCGCCTGCAGGGAGCCTGCTGATATTGACGCCGACCTGTGGACCGGAGCTGATGCCCATATTGTTAGCTAACGCACGGGCAGCGGCGTTGCACATGTTCTGGGCGTCCATACAAAGGTCGGCGACTCCGTTACCATCGAGTCGACCAGGAATTTTCTCGAAAGAGGTAACGTAGTAAGGCTTACGTCCAAGCGGATCGTAGTTTAGAACAGCGCGGATAACAGTGTTGTTTACCATCCACACTTCACACGGATATGACTTCTGGGGGTCTGGAATCTCTTCCTCAGACATACCCCACTCGAGGAGCAAATCGCCGGGAATTGTATCCCAAAGCTGTATAGCAGCCACCACATCGGAGCTTGCTTCATCAAAATCTAAACTCGTGACTTCCTCGTAGTCGCTGCTATCACTGTCGAGCCAGTCCATCCCACTCGAACCGAAGTCCACAAGCAACGAACGCACAGACGCTTCGTCGTATCCTTCCACTCCGATCATGTTCTCGACATCATCACGGGTCAGGTGGTGGACCTCAATTATCGGCATAGACTGGACGTCATCGCCCCAAGGCGACCAATAAAACTTGAACGGATCAATCCGCTCCCACTCGTCACGGACGACTTCTACAACAGCCAGACCACCGTCGACGTACTTCATGACTTTACGTTTGCGCGGTATCGGCCCCTTCATGATCGCGTAGGGGAACGTCGCAACATCGTTCGTGAACTCGAACAGCGCTTTCGTCCAACCGCCCTCGACCATCTGGTCCTCGAGTTTTTTCTCCATACGCTCGACACGTTTCTCCGCTCTGTGCTTCAACTCGCGCATCGCGGTGTCTTTCATGCCAGAGGCAAGTTCTCTCAGCTCTTGAGGGGAGGGCTGCACACCGCCTTCAGCGTAATACTGCATCAACGTCTGACGCATCATGTTCTGCATCGCCATCGCGTCTTCTGGGGGCACTTCTGGTATCGGGGTAGGGGAGAGAGACCAAGGTTTGTCCGCACCTTGCCCTAGGAGCGTGTCTCGCAGCCATGCAGTAGCGGTACGGCATTTCGCGGACACTATCCCCATAAATATCTCTGAACCGCCCTGCTCCTGTATCTCAGCGAGTTTTGCAGGGTCGTACTCCATATTCCGAGCACGGACACAGGCCGTCAGCCTGTCCTCAAGATCCTCACGAAAATGGTCACGCATAACCTCCCACCGCTTCCGCGTATGCGAAGCCAGTCCTTGAATCATAGGTGTCGCTTGCTTCTGGGAAGCCTCTCGCTGCGCAGCTGCCTCAAGGTCGGAGGCACGCGCAACAGGTATCAGTGCTGGGCCTAGCGCCATAGGTTATCTCACATGTGATCTGTTACACTCGTATCACTTATCTGCTAACGCGTCAACAGATTAGGTCCACCCTCCAGCAGACACTTTCGCTATCTCTCTTCGCTGCGTCTGGAACGACTGCGCCCCAAATACCTCACCGCCATCGGCGTGGAGACACATATACTGAAACGCATCAGCGACGTCAGACCAAGGGTGGGATTTTTCTGGCTTCTCGTCCCGCACCCCCTTAGTGTTTATTTTATAACGATATTTTCCTGCCAGAGCTTGGATCAAATTGTTCGCATGGACCGAGCACGCAACAAAACTATACTTCCCATCCACCACACGGGTCAGGTATTTATCAACCGCCGAGATCCTCGCAGCCACTGAGTTCGTCCGCGCAGGCCGCACGCTGAACCCCTCGTTTTTATATATGTCCGCCACCGTCCGCTCGTCGGTCTGCACCCTCTGGAACGCCGCAGGGTCGATAATCACGACTGCCCTCCGTCCTGCAAATTTGTTCGCAAGCAAGGGTTTCAGCCGCTCCCGCACGAACCTAAGCGCACCCATCCCATCGGATATTAACGCATCGTAGACAACCAGTCGTCCGTCGTATGCGACGTTACCTATGACAGCAGCTGGCGTCAGCCCTGCGTCTACCCCGATTATCAACGGGCTGTCCGTGTACATCGGTACCAGCTCTTCCTTAGACGCGTGTACTGTTCTGTCGAAGGATCGAAACACAGGCTGGCCGCTTAAGGATTTGCCAAACTGAGCGTGTATATACACATCCACCCAGTCCTCGGTCTTACCTTGAGCTAGGTTGTCGTAGTAGTCATCAGGCAAAAACTTCGTCCAGTCAGCCTCTGGGCTTAGACCACTGGGTTGTATCGTGACATGCACGTTATCAGGGGGTTCTGTGAGCAAATCTTCCCAAAACGTGTCCATATCAGGGGGGTTTGTCATGCCCCAGAGGTGCATATTCGGCTTCCCATCGTCCGTTTGACACCCCACACCGTTCATCATTTTGTCCGGATAACGGCCTATTCGACCCTGTGCAGCGTTATAAATATCGGGGTGGATCTCCCTAAATTCGTCAAAAATGAAGAAACTGGCCTGTAATGAGAGCAATCTACGCACGTCATTGGCGTCATCCAGCCCCCGAAACAGCACTTCGCACTCAATATCACCCACTTTTAGGACGAATTTGTACTCAGTTTTGAGAAAATGCCCCATAACACCATCAGGAATCCACTTTAAAAAGTCAGGAATGCTCGTATCCCGCAGCTGTTCGCGCGTATTTCGCACCCAAATGGCCCTAGATCGGCGTATTCCGTCCTTGCAAGGGGCCATCAGCGCCGCATGGTGCAGGATTTTCATAATTCCAGCGGTAGTTTTCGTAGATCCCACCGGCCCCACGGCTAAAGAAATGAATTTATCGCTGTAAAAGAACTCATCGAGGCTTTCAATTACCTCAAAATTGATCTCATGCGCCATCTTCTACGGCCTGACCTTCGATTGTTATGGAATCTTCCTGATCTTTTGCCCGAGTAATGTTGATTACCACCTGCGGACCGGTGCCAGCGCTGTCTATTTTGGTATCTGGTTCCAGTCGGCCCATTTTATTGAGCATTTTTTGAAATTCTATACGCGCAGTCGGGTTGATGTCCGGGTTTTGCATGTGGCGGAACAGATTGTCGAGGTTCACCGCGCCCAGCAAACGCGCCACCGTCTCCATAAGAGAGGGGTCTTCCTCAATCGCCGCAAGCTGCTCTGCAGAGAGGATAGGTTCGTGTATTTTACTGGGGTCGAGAACGTGCTGGACATGCTTTGACATGCACACGTGTTAACAGATTAGGGGGGCTTGGTCAATGATGCACGTATAAGTTGTAAA